TCTTGAGGTAACTGGTGGTGAACGTAACCTGGCTGCCGACCGTGATGTCCATTTTTCCTCTTTTCCCGATTCCTTGCTGTTAGTACCATTATACCACACCACGCGCGGTATGAACACCGTTGCGGTGAAAATTATGCCATAAAGAAGGGGCACGTATGACCGCCGCATCGTTGACCGCCGTCCACCCGAGCAGCCTTAGCTACCTCGGCCTGTCGCGTCAGCCCACTCCAGGCACGCCTGTCCTGCCTGGTTCGTACCCCGGGATTAGCGGAATGGCTTCAACTATCCCGCTTGACAAAAGTTCATATTCCCCTGAAGACACTCCACACTGGCTCATGGATACATCAATCCGCGGTTCAATGGCGCAGGTCTTCCAGCTCATCCAGGGCCCGGAAGACGCTTCATTCTCTTACGGCGGGCCATTCTACGGCGACATCGAAGGATACTTCTTCGACAACACCTTCGGTGACTTGTCAACCACCGGCTCCACGCCAACGAACAGCACCGCCATCATCGGCACGATTCCCACCGCTGGCATCACCGGAACGCTGACATCCATCGCCGGCTACGGCACAAGCTCGACGGTCCAGATCGGCACCGGGCCGATTTCCGAGGTTGTCATCATCTCCGGCATCGCCGGCTCGGTCATCACGTTCGCGAACACGCCTACCAGGTTCGCTCACCCCGGTGGCACCGCGTCAACTGTCACCGGCCCGTACACCCACGTTTTCAACATCCTCAACTCCGGCAGTGGCCAGCCACCACTCCTCAGCGCAACTGACTACACCGGCATCACAGCAGTTACCGGCGCCCGTACCTACTCGGACCTCTGCACCAGCCAGGTCGACATCACCGGCAACACCGAGCAGCTGCTTGAGATGAAGATGACCGGCAACTCGTGGCAGAGCGTCCCCGCTGCCGGCACCAGCGCGCCGGCAAACCTGCCATCACCAGCCGTCCCGGTCGCAGCCTGGGATACCACCATCACCGTCGGTGGCAGTGCCATGACGCAAGCAGGTGACTGGGGGTTCAGCATCAAGCGCGAGCTGCAGGTTTACTGGGTGGCCCAGGGTACTCAGTCGCCATTCGTCATCGCCCGCGGCACGCTCGACGCCACCGCCAACCTGAACTACACGGTGGCGACGGATGAAACCGGCCTGCTGCTCATGCTCCAGAACCAGCAGCCACCACTCGTCGTGACCACGACCAACGGCCTGAGTGGCACCGCGCTCATCCAGCTCCAGATCACCGCAGCCGTCGCCGGGTACACGTCCGCGAAGCCGAACCGCGGTGCCGTCCTCACCGGGTATGACGACCAGATCCAGTGCGTGGCGAACAGCACGAACTCCGGTGGCAGTGGTGGGCTGGGGCCGATCACGGTTTCTCTTACCAATAATGTTCCCACTTATTGATAAAAACAACAGCACCGCCCGCGATGCGGGCGGTGCCTCGTGCCGGTGATTACTGCTTCCGCGGCCACAACGGTGAGTTCCGCGGATCAACGCGAAGGTCTTCATTGCGGCGGCTCTTGTTGTAGATCTCGGCCAGGTGGTCGAGGTTGGCGGTGAGCGCGTTCACGTTATAACGGACGGCGTCATATGGCAGCAAGCGAGCGAGCTTATCCACCAGGCTGCTGAGGTCACAGTCGGTCATGCGGATGAACCACCAGATGGCATTGACCACGTTGCCGTTGGTCCAGCCGTACTCGTTGTTGCCGCGCTTCTTCATGATCTTGGTGATGACCGTGAATGCCTGGTCGAGCGCGATCCGGTCCATGCGGTACATGGTCTCGGCGCCCTTGATGGCGGTGACGAGGTTCGGCTGGACACCGTGGCCGGGAACGAGGCCGTGGCTGCGGATCATCCTGTCGAGGCCGACCGCATCGGTATCACCGGCATCCACGAACGCCCGGAAGATCTCCAGGCGGGAAACCCGGAGCTTGGACGTGTTGATCGCGGCGAACAGGCGGCCTGGGTCGGTGACGCGCGTGATGCGGCACTCGATCATCGCGTCATCGCCGAGGACGATCTCGGCAGCTGAGACGCGGTGCTGTCCCTCCGCCAGTGTCTTCTTGCCGGTCAACGGGTGGATGTTGACGACGGGGGCATCCCAGAGGTTGATGTCCCAGTTGTTCGCGATCTTCAGGACACGTGACCGCATGAGCGGCCGCTGGTAATCAGCGGTCATCACCACCAGCTCGCCGGTTGTGAACATCTGCCGGTCGGCCATGTACTCTTCATACTGGGCGAGGTTGCTGGACAAGTTACCGGTTGTCGGCTTCAGTGGCGGCATGCGTGTTTTCCTTTTTCTGGTCGGTTTCCTCGTGGTGGCCGGTGGCCACTCTGATGAGAGAACTATACCATAAGAAACCAGCCATGTAACCGTTTTACCCTGGCAACCGGGAAGTTGCCAGGGTAGACGCGAAACATCACCTACTCTGCCTGAAATGCGCCATCCGCCAGGTTGTCAAGTGCGGCCGCCAGGTCACCACCGGTCCACTCATCCAGCAGCCACGCCAGAACCGCGGGTGCGGTGCCGGTGATGCGGATGACGGGGATGTCCGCCTTGCCATCCGCGCTTTTGACGGCCAGCAGCTCACGGCGGCATGGGCCGGCAGGCGTGTGCGAGCTGAGGGTGGTGCCATCAAATATGACGTTTTCTTCGTCTCGCCAGTCCGTGCCGTCGAGGTCGATGTAGCCGCGCTGCTGGCTCTTCTTTTCCTGGTTCATAAGCCTATTATACCACACCACCGGTGATACGTACATCACCACGGTGAAATCTCTCGATGGGGGAGACGAACATGAAGGTTGAGCTATCCGACGGGCAATCCGCTGAAATCCGGACCACGTTGAAGGCAAAAGACAAATTCGCCGTCCAGGGTGCCATTTCTGGCGGCAGCCAGGACGGTGGCGCGCTCTCGCTCATGGAGACGGCGCTGCTGGGGCGGCTGCTGGAAAGCTGGACACTCGAAGATGAGCTGCCATCGCGGCATGCGTGCGCGGAGTGTGCGACCAGCGCGCTGAAACGGCACGAGCACGTACGTGACTTGTTCGGTGAGATCCTTGACATCGATGACTACAACACGCTCGAAAAAGTCATCGCGCCGATGCTCGCCAAGGTGGTGGACACCCCAAATCTCGAGACGCCACCCGCCTCCGTGGCCTCTTCATGAGCAACGGCAAGTACACCTTGCCACTTCCGGAGAGGATGCCACCGGAGACGCTGACATACCGGCTCTTCGCCAAGCAGTACCATTACACAGAAGAGATGACGGATGAGTCATCTCTTGAGGCGGTAACGTGGTGGCCCGAGATCGAGGCAGCGGAGGCGTATGCGGCAAGCAAGGAGAATGCTCCGCCTCCGCATCCAGGACGGCGACGGTGAAAGGTAGTGCCACGCAATGGCAGCTGGATTCGCTGACCTGGAAGGCGCGCTGCAGCGGCTGAAGGATGGTGCTGACTCAGCGGCGCACGACGCCGCTGGAGCCGCCGCTGCCGTTATCACCCGCGGGGTACAGCTCGAGCTGAGCCGGTCTTCGCATGCGCGTGGCACGAAGACGCCAGCGGCACCGGGGCAGCCGCCATCACTCATCACCGGCCAGCTCCGGCGGTCAGTGCGGATGACGCGGCTAGACCGGACCGGCACCGGGCAGTGGACCGCACATGTCGCGCCGACGACCGTGTACAGCCGGATCCAGGAACTCGGTGGTGTCGCCGGCAAGGGCCACCGGTCACGGCTGCCGCCGAGGCCGTACGTCCGCCCCGCGTTCCAGATGTGGCAGCTGAAGGCGTATGACGCGGCGGTGGCCGCATTCCGGCGATCGAGCGGCTTGTGATAAAAGAAGGAGTGAGCCGTGGCAACTGAGCTGCCTCCAGCGGTTGCGAAGTTCCAGGCTGACGTAACTCAGTACACTGAGCCACTGCAGAGAGCGATCGAAGCGACAAAGCAGTTCGGTGACCGGACTGATGCCGCGGCGTTGAAGGCCCGTGAGATGGGCCTGAAGACGATGGAGGCGGCAGACCGAGCCGCAGCGGCGATGAAGATCGCGCAAGACGCAGCGGAGAAATACGAGCGTGGTGAGATTGACCTGGCCGCGGCACAGCGCGCCGCGGCGGATGCGGCTAAGAGCCAAGCGAGAGCTGACCTCGAGCTGGCGGCACTCCAGGACTCAGTTGCCAAGGCGACGAATAACAACGCCAACGCACAAGGAAACCTGAAGAAGAAAACCGAAGACGCCACCCAGGGTGGCTTCGGCGAGATGGGAATGCTTAAGAAGATCTGGATCATCGCCGGCTTCGCGACCAGCTCACTCGAGCCGCTCGCTGCCGGCCTGATCGCCGTCACCGGTGGCCTGGCATCCGGCCTGACATCAGCCGCGCTCGGCCTCGGCGCGTTCGGCCTGGTCGCGAAGTCCGCCTTCACGGACGTCACCAACGCGAATACCGCGGGGAAAAACCTGACTGGCGGCCTGGGAGAGCTGCAGCGAAGCCTGAAGTCAGCGACGAAAGAATGGGATGGCTTCGTCGCCCACAACGCGTCTGGCGTCGCGAAAATCATGAGCCAGGGGATCGGCCTGCTGCCGGCTCTCCTGAAAACACTCCAGGAATTCCTCACGCCAGCTGAATCCGGTGTCGGCCGCCTCGTTACCTTGCTCAGCAAGGACATCAAGTCAACCGGCTTCGCCCAGGTCATGAGCACGCTAGCCAAGAACAGCGGCAGCTCGATCTACAAGCTCGGCAAGGCGATCTTCGACATCGTCGGCGCGTTCGGTCACCTGATGGCCACGTTCGCGCCATTCGCCCAGGTCGTCCTCTCCGGGCTGGACAAGATGACGGGCGGCTTCGAGAAATGGGCCGCCGGCCTGTCGAAGACCAAGGGCTTCGCTGAGTTCATGAAGATGGTGAAAACTGAAGGCCCGCAGGCCGCCGGTGTCCTCAAGAACCTGCTTGTCATTGCCGGCTTGTTCATCAAAGACATGGCCGGCAGCGACAGCAACATGACCTGGGTCAAGTACCTGCCTGCTCTGACTCAGTTCGCCGCCGGTTTCATGAAGACGCACTCGGCTCTCGTCGAGAACATCATGAACCTGATGATGTACAAGTCGATTGCCGGCCAGGCGTTCGGCGCGATGAGCAAGGGGTTCGGCGTCCTCAAGGGCGGCTACACCACCATCAGCACGACAACCAAGGCGCTGAAGAACCTCCACGCCGGTTTCACTGACGCGGCTAAAGCGGCTGATGAAGCCACCGGCAAGTGGGGTACCGCTGGTGGCCAGCTCAAGAACTTCGCCAAGGGCTTCAAGAACGTCGACGACGCCGCGAAAGAGTCAACCGGGAAGATGGGAACGTTCGGCGGCGCCGTGAAAAAGGCGCTGACGTTCCCGTCAACGTCACTCAGCAACCTCAAGAAGGGGATGAACGACGCTGACTACGCGGCGTCGGACGCGTCCGGGATGATGGGAACGCTCGGTGGCAACATCACCAAGGCGGTCACGGCAGTCAAGGGCTGGGCCATCTGGTCGAAGATTTCCGCCGCGGCAACTAAAGTCTGGTCCGGAATACAGGTTGTCTTCAACGCCATCATGGACGCCAACCCGATCATCCTCGTCGTCGCGGCTGTCGCGATCCTCGTCGCCGGCATCATATTCGCCTACATCCACTTCAAGGTATTCCGTGACGCCGTTAATGACGTCGGCCGCGCATTGCGGACCGGGTTCCTTACCGCACTTCATGCCGTGGAAAAAGCGGTCGACGCCGTGATCAAGTTCGTGAAAGAACACTGGCCACTGATTGTCGGCATCATCATCGGCCCGATCGGCATTGTCGCCGCATTGGTACTCACGCACTGGAACACGGTCAAGCACACCGTGATGACGGCTGTTGACGCGATTATCGGTTTTGTCAAGGACCACTGGAAACTGATTGTCTCGATCATCGGCGGGCCACTAGCCGCCGTGATCATCTTCGTTACCAGCCACTGGAACACGATCAAGCACCTTTTCAGTGAAGGTGTCACCGATGTCATTAATTTCCTGAAACGGCTGCCAAGTGAGATCGCGAGGTTGTTCGCAAGCGCGAACACGTGGCTGTTTGATGCCGGCAAGAACATCATCATGGGCCTGGTGCACGGTATTGAAGACCTGGCCATGGCGCCGGTTCACGCTGTTGAGGACATCGGCCATGATATTACCGGCGCCGCAAAGCGAGTCCTGGGGATTCTGTCTCCTTCAACGGTGTTCCGTAACCTCGGTGCGCAGATTACCACTGGCATGGCGCTCGGCATTGCCGAGACGTCTCAGCAGGTCGTTACCAAGGCGCATAACCTAGCGAACGCCGTCGCCAAAGCGGCAACTGAGGGCGAGCTGACCAATGCGCAGGTAACCGCGCTGGGGAACCGGATCGCCGACCAGCTGCATGCCGCGCTGAAAACCGCGATGAGCCGTGTCATAAACGGCACTCTCGAGAAAGAGCTGACTGAGACCGGCAAGAACACCAAGGCGTCACTTGCTGCCTTGCAGCAGATCTGGTCAGCTAACCAAGGCGGCCTCATCTCGGTGAGCGAGGCGAGCGGCCTGGCTAAGTGGGTGAAAGCTGACAACGCTCGCTTGACGACGCTCGCCAACGAGCGCTCGAAGATTGCCAACCAGATCGCTGCCGCCAAGGCATACGCCACGTCAACCGCGCAGTCAGCTGAAAGCACGTACAGCCTGGCCGCTGCCGCTGGCACTGGGACCACGCCAGCATCAGTAACCTCAATCATCTCAACGCTTCACGCTGACGTCGGGAAAATCCGCAAGTTCGCGACGGACATCAAGAAGCTGGCGAAAGAGGGGCTGAGCAAGTCGTACTTGTCTCAGCTGATCGCGATGGGGCCGGACCAGGGCGCGCCTCTCGCCGCTGAGCTGGTAAGCGCCGGCATCAGCCAGATTCACCAGATCAACCAGGCTGAGTCGCAGATCACCAGCGCGTCCAACGGCCTCGGTTACGCGGCCGCTAACGCGATGTATGACTCGGGAAAGCAGGCCGGTAAGGGGTTCTTGTCCGGGCTGAAGGCGCAAGAGGCATCCATCAACGGCATCATGCAGAAGATCGCGAAAAACATGGTGACGACGTTGCGCAAGGAACTGGGAATCTCATCACCGTCACGGGTGATGATGCAGCATGGCATGATGGTAGCTGAAGGCCTGGCACAGGGAATGGAGTCAGGCACGGCGCGAGTCGCCCAGGCAGCGTCGAGGCTGTCAAGTGCCGCCGTCACCGGCACGGCTAGCCTGAGCCACCGTGCCGGCGTGTCCGGCAGCGCCGTGCAGCCAATCGTGATCAACCTGCGCAGCGAGGTCACGGGGAAGATGAATGACAAGGAAGTCTGGTCCGCATTGCAACAGCAGACGTTCCGCTATAACATCCGGAACACGGGTGTCGTAACTGGCGGCGTGAAGCCCGGGTTCGCATGACGCTTGCGCTGGTGAACCTGACAACGGGGAGCTGGACAGA